CAGACAACATATCAACTATGTGGAGGGGGCGGTGTCAACAGCCGTCCCCAAATTAAGGAGGGCATGAGTAATGTATAACGAGAAATACTGGGAAGAAAAGAAGGCAAGGAAGGAATTAAAAGAGGGTAACCCCGACAGGAAGAATGCTATCCAGAGAATGAAAGAAATGGTTATCGGCTTTTTTAAGTTAGACAAGGAAGAAGAAGAGATAAAGCACAATAACCACACCAGAACACAGAAAGAACGCAGAATAAGAAGGCATCGACACGCAAACAGAATGTTAAATGCAAGGGGGTAGCGTGAAAAAGGCAATCATCGAATGGTTAATCAGGAAGTTTCTCAAGGGGTATCACTTGAGAAGGAACCCAACAAAGAGGGAGGCAGTAGAACAGTGACCCGTAGCGAACATAAACAATATTTGAAAGCAATCGATATCATTATAGAGATCGGTTATTCCAAGTTGGGCGGCGGCTGCCCGAAGACATACGACCCCGAAGCGTGCAAGAAAGAATCTATCAGCAGTTGTTTTGACAATACCTCTGAATGTTGGCAATCCTATATTGCCAGAGAGGTAGACAAAGAACTTCAGGAGGGATAAATGGAGACACCGGCAACATACACAGCAGTACCATCAGCATTGGGCGAAGTAACGATAACCCCGGAGCAGGTAGAATTGATTAAAAACACCGTAGCAGTCGGGGCAACAAATGATGAATTGAAGCTCTTCTTTTTCGAGTGCAGGCGCCGGGGGGTGCATCCTCTTGATAGGCTAATTCACTTTGTTAAGAGGTCAGGCAAGGCAACCTTCCAATGCGGTATAGACTTCATGCGTTCACAGGCCGAAGGTTCAGGGCAGTACAGAGGACAGGAATGCGTTGAATATGGTCCTATAGTTAGGGGATATCCTGAATGGGCGAAGGCGACCGTCAGACGTAAAGATCCTGACACCGGAGATATTTACACTGTATCAGCAACCGCTTATTGGGATGAATTTTATCCTGGCGATCAGCTTGGCTTTATGTGGAAGAAAATGCCCCGTGTCATGCTGGGTAAGGTCGCTGAGTCTCAAGCATTAAGAAAGGCATTCCCGATTAATTTCAACGGCCTCTACACATTCGAGGAGATGCAGCAGGCCGACCTTGTGGCCTCCGGCACACCTAAACAACAGCCCGTTAAGCAGCCACAATCTAAATCACAGCAGGCCGATAAAGGTAATGGGCACAGTGTCAACGACCCGGATGCGCCGGTAACCGAACCCCAGTTGAAGGCGATCCATGTGCTACTGGATAAGCTCAAGGTCGAGGACAATCTCAAACACGCTTACATCGCAGATGTCCTGCAACTCGACAACGAGCCGGAGACCCTCAAGACATTAACCAAAGTACAGGGCAGCACGGCCATTGAAAGGTTGAATTTACTTATCAAGGACGTTGCATAATGCCGGAGATAGTATTCCAGGAAGAGGGGCACATCTATACCGTTGACGGTAAATCTATCCCCTCGGTAACAACAATATTGAAAGCCTGTGGTTTGATTGACACCACATGGTTTACCGAGGGGGCAACGACAAGGGGGACATATGTCCACCAGGCTACGGAGCTATTAGACAGGGATGATCTGGACGAGTCGTCCCTTGACCCTGTTCTGACCCCCTACGTTGACGCATACAGGCGATTTAAGCAGGAGACAGGGTTTGTTATTGATGATATTGAGAAACGCGTCCACAACGCAACCTACGGCTATGCCGGAACGCTGGACAGGACAGGAACATTTATTGGCGATAAAACCAAATCAATAATCGACATTAAGACCGGACAACCGGCTAAATGGCATGGTGTCCAGTTGGCGGCCTATGCCCTGTGTTACCAGGAACCTCATAATCGTTATGGGGTATATCTCAGCAACACAGGATCGTACAGATTAGAACGATACAAAAACAGGCAGGACACGCAAGTGTTTCTGGCCTGTCTGACAGTATACAAATTCAGAGGAGATGAATAATGGAAACTGCAAACGTAATTAATATGCCGATGCCCGATGTTATTGAAGTAAAGACAATGGCAATACCGGATCAGGCAAGGGGCATTATAGTTGTAAACAACGAAAGCATGGAGCGGGCAAACACATTGCTGCTCGATATTCGGGCGTTGAGAAAAGAAGTCGAGGCAACATTCAAGCCGCTGGCACAGAAGGCATTTGAAGCGCACAAGGCGGTTAAAGCACAATGGGATAAAGCCGAAGCACCGTTAAAAGAGGGTGAAACCATTTTAAAATCATCTATCAGAAAATATATGGACGAAATTGAACGGCTAAGACGTGAAGAAGAAAGACGTTTGCAGGAGATAGCCCGCAAACAGGAGGAAGAGCGCAGGCTTGCAGAAGCGTTGCTTGCCGAAGCCGAAGGGAATAAAGAAGAAGCTGAAGCCATATTAGATGAACCTATTATAACACCGACCGTTGTAATCAAAGCTGATATTCCTAAAGTAGATAACAGAATGTTTACAAAAAGGTACAAGGCACAGGTGTTTGATTTGCCTGCTCTGCTTAAACACGCCGTATCCACGCAACAATATGATTTGGTGCTTGCCAATGAAACGGCATTAAATGCCAGGGCAAGGGCATTAAAAGAATCCTTTCATATCCCTGGTGTCAAGCTGATAGTGGAGTAATGAAATGACTAAATCCAAGCAGATTAATCATTATCGCAAATCAATTATAGCCGCTGAGGGTAGCCGCTTCAAACGCTGCAAGTTTTGTAAGCATAAGCAATTAATAGAGATTAAGGGTTGTGGCGGCAATATGATTGGACACGGCCATAGGTGTGCTATCATCGGATTGGAAAACAGCAACCGATATGTTGTCCAAGATGACCATGTATGTGATAGGTGGGAAAAGGGTAGCTGGTGAAGGGATGAGACCCCAGCATAACAATAAAAATATACATATGGGTTGGTGGCCAATTTACACTGTGTTGCTTTTTATCCTTAGCATCCTTGTTTTAGCGGTAAAAGCATTAGAAATTATTATGGGGTATATGGAGGTAGATGATGATTAGCACATGGCTGATGAAGGCGTTGCTGGTGGCGTATGGAGTGATTACGATTGCCTGTTTATGGGAGAGAGATTACCCGAAGGCTCTTTATTGGCTAAGTGCTTGTGGGATTACAACAGCTATATTGTGGGGGATGAAATGAAAAAGGGTTATCAGGAATTCCTTAAGCAGAAAGAATTAATAATTAAACCTGTTGGTTTTGATGTAAACAATGAAATAATCAATCCTGTTCTGTTTCCTTTTCAGAGAGATATTGTCCGATGGGCTGTTAAAAAAGGTAGATGTGCTGTTTTTCTTGATACGGGTCTGGGAAAAACATTTATACAACTTGAATGGGCAAGAATAATTGGCAAACCTACTTTAATTTTTGCCCCCTTATCTGTTGCAAGACAGACAATCAGGGAAGGCAAAAAGATTAACATTGATGTTGCTTATGTGAGGTCTCAAGATGAGCTTACAGAGGGCATAAATATCACAAATTACGAAATGATAGATAGCTTTGACAATACACAGATAGAAGCTATTATCCTTGATGAATCGTCTATTATTAAATCAATCTCGGGGAAAATCAGACAAAAATTAATCCACAAATTCAGACATATCCCATATAAATTGTGTTGCACCGCTACCCCTGCCCCCAATGATTATATCGAACTTGGGAACCATGCAGAATTTTTAAATGTATGCACCATGCAAGAAATGCTTGCAACGTTTTTTATCAATGCCAATAAAGAACATACCGATATCATCGGTGGTAAAACAATCATAAAAAAAGGAAGTAATAAAGGCGGTCAGGAATGGAGATTAAAACATCATGCTGAAGATGCATTTTTTAAATGGCTGTCTAACTGGGCTATTGTAATGACAAAACCATCCGACCTTAGCTATGAAGATGGAGGCTTCAATCTACCGCCGTTGAATATAAAAACAATTTTTGTTGAAACCAATTACAAACCAGAAGATAAATTGTTCTTTATCGGTCTGTCAGGCATAGAGGATAGATTACAGGTTAGAACGCAGACAATTGAACAAAAATTAGAAGGATTAAAGAAAATATCATTTGACGGGCAATTGATTGTATGGTGCGGGCTTGACAAAGAAAGTGCTGCTTTAAAAAAGTATTTTGGCGATATTGCAATAGAGGTTAAGGGGTCAGACTCTCCAGAAGGTAAGGCAAAATCTTTTGAGGATTTTCAGGATGGCAAATACAAGGTGCTGATTACTAAACCCAAGATAGGCGGTTTTGGTATGAACTTTCAAAATGCTAATACTATGGTCTTTTTCGGCATTAATGACTCATGGGAAACATATTATCAGGCAATTAGAAGAGAATGGAGATTTGGGCAAAAAAATCCTGTGAATTGTTATGTCATACTTTCGGAATATGAGAGAGAAGTTTTAGAAAATATTAAACGAAAAGATAATCAGGCTTGGAGGTTAAAAGAGAAGATGATTTCATTACTAAAAAATTATGAAAAAGGAGAAATACAAGGGGTAGACGTTCATAAAGACGATTATAAAGAAGATACTGTCACAAATCACAAATGGACTGCTATGCTTGGTGATTCTTGCATCAGAATAAAAGAAATTGAGGATAATTCTATTGATATGAGTATATATAGCCCCCCGTTTGCAGATTTGTTTGTATATTCTAATTCTTATAGAGATTTAGGAAACTGTAAAGATTGGGATGAATTTTTTACACATTATCGTTTTATTGTTGAAGAGATATTACGCATTACAAGGCCAGGGCGATTATCGTGTGTTCATACATCAGATATACCTGCACTGGCAAATCGGGATGGATACATCGGCTTAAAAGATTTTCCTGGAAAGGTTATCGCTTTACATGAAGAATGTGGATGGATTTTTACAGGAAGAATTTTTATACAGAAAAACCCCCAAGCCCAGGCTATACGGGTTAAATCAAAAGCCTTATTGTTTGTGCAGATGCAAAAAGATTCATCACATTCAAGACCAGCACTGGTTGACCAGGTATTAATTTTTAAAAAACCAGGTGAAAATAAAACACCAATTCAGCCTGTAAAAAACGGAGAACTTAACAATGAAAAATGGATACAGTGGGCTCACGGTATCTGGACGGACATCAAAGAGACAGACACATTGCAATTTTATCACGCAAGAGAACCAGAAGATGAAAAACATATATGCCCTCTACAATTAGGAACCATAGAAAGGTGTATAAAGCTATATTCTAATTTTGGTGAAGTTGTATTTACACCTTTTATGGGCATCGGTTCAGAGGTATATATGGCTGTAAAGCTTGGAAGGCGTGCAATAGGAATTGAATTAAAGGAATCATATTTCGGAACGGCTATTAAATATTTACGAGCAATAAGCTCACAGGAATTTTTATATGACTTTGACGACAACGAGAGGCATTATGTGGAACAGAGACAAAAGATATAACTCCTATTCGTTAATGATATTAATGAGAGTTCATAAATATGGCATTGAGCCTGTAAAGTGAAGCAAGATGAATTATACTGCCAAGCGAAAGAGAAAGCAGACCAACCATCTACCCCACCTGCAAGGGGATTGACCGCCTTTGTGAAAACCACTCATATTTCGGGAATCTGTCTATTATAGGGAAGATATATATCGCAAAATCATATACTTTTTGGTATATTTTTAAATTCTCCATAAAAACAGATTCCCAGATTACAGATTACAGAGAATCACAGGCGAAACGGGAGCCGAAGGCC